GGTCGTGCAGACCCTTTTTTTTATGGACTATTCATTATTATCCTCAATAAATAATAAATATTAAATTGTTACTAGAACAACATTTTAATATTGCCGCCCCAATAATTAATTGCCATCCTAATTCTTGGATATTGTTCTGTCAAGACAAAGTTCACAAAATGTGAACGCAAGGAGGCGAGGTTAATAAATTAATGGTTGACAATGCCTCAATATTGTGCGATTTGAGAATAACACAACCTATATATGTGGTATTTATGCGTCTCAAAGAATGGTTAGAAGAAACCAATATTAAGCCTGCCGAGTTCTCAAGAAGAACAGGTATAAAAAAAAATACTCTACACAATTATCTATATGGCCGTAGAATTCCTACGATAAAGTTTTTACCTATCATCGTAAAGGAAACGAAGAACGATGTCGGATATAAAGATTTTGCCGCACATAAAAGAGAAACAAAGAAAATGGAGGAGGAAAATAATGAATAGTCCATAAAAAAAAGGGTCTGCACGACCCTTCTTAATATAACCCTATATACACATCTAATCTTATGGAGAAAACCAAATGGTAAATAAGATTATAAGGCCCTATAGCGCTGCTGTCAAGGTGATAATCCTCCTATTGCGTAAGTTTTTATTAAAAAAGCGCTTTAATATTAAATTCTTTTATGTCTATATTACATCCTACATAAGGATTAATAAATTAACGTTTCTAGAACGCAACACAAGGGGCACGTGTTATGCATAGTATCGACTCTACGACTATATTTAGAATCTGGCATGATCTAGTTATATCATATGAACTTAATCCCTATGAGGCACGAATACTTGGTGAGATTTTCGCATTATGCGAAGGTGAGGAGCAAGTATGTTTCCTCTCTGGAGAGTCATATATCAAACGATGCAAGATAGGAAGAAATGTAGTTCGCAACTCTCTGAGAAAATTGAAAGAACTTAAGATAATTGAAGATATTGATAGAGCTGGAAAGAGCACTCTTTACAAACTTTGCTCTAAGCACATACCACCCCTACACGATCAGGCACCCCTACACAATCAAGTACCCCTACACAATGAGACACCCCTACACGATCAGGCAGGGGTAGGGGGTCCCGATCAGGTCATACCCCTACACGATAAGACACCACCCAGGCCTGATAAGGTCATACCCCTACCCGATCAGGTACCCGAATCTAATAATAATAATAATAACTTATCATTATCATCTAAGAAGAAGAAAGGGGTAATTACTACAGAGAAAAAATACACAGACGTAATCTACGAATTAACGGGAGGTAAATTCCATAAGGCAAAGATCGACATGATGTTTCAATACGATTGGGCCAAATACGATCCCGATAACATAGTTATCCCAGCTATCAAGTCGTGTATTAAACGAAAGGAAGGTATGAAGGATATTAACTCCCTTAATTTCTTCACTAAGGAGATAACAAAGCTTTACAGTGAGGGTAATCGGTTTGTTACTAATTCGGTTGAAGAAATAAAAGAATCCCAGGAGGATCACGAACCTAATGAGATCATGCGAATAGTCAAACGTGATTTGAAAAAACAAATTGGTGAGGCATCCTATAGGAGTTGGTTCCAGAATAAAGTGTTCTGTCTCGAATATGACCAATCAAGGGGTATTGTGCAGCTGGGATTTCATTCTAAATTCACTCAGAATTGGATAATGAAAACCTATAAGAACCAACTAGAGAAATGTTGTTCCAGAAACTTCAGTGGCTACAACTCGATAGAAACTTCGGTTATATCAAAACAACAGCGAGACGAATTCATGTTTGAACCCATTGAACAATTTGCACAAAAAAAAAACGGCATAGAAGGAAAATCAGAAAACAATGGTGGATAAAATAGTGGATAAAATAAATATATTTAATATAATGAACTGCGGCGGCCTTATTCTTCGGATCGATATTACATTATTCTCAATAAATAATTATCTCGCTATGGCCGCCGCTATACAGGAATAGAAAATGAGCAATAGACCTTTTATAATAACAACATTTTTATTCTTATTATTCGTATCATTTTTCGTACAGAGCGATAAATTCTGCCTATTTGCACCACAAGAACATTATATTTTTATAAAAAAATTTTCGACTTACATCGAATTAGATAAATGTCAATGTGACATCATATTTTACGAATGTGAAAAATTAATGACAGCCAGTACCATTAGCCGTGATTTTGTGATGCATTATTGATATGACGATAAATAAAGAAGTAATAAAGGAACTTTTTAAAAGTAAAGAATTCCACGAATTCGAGAAAATGCATTCCGATTCTATGAAATTAACTCAAATGGAATTTGATAAGGCTGTTAAAACAATTATTACAAAAATGAGCAAAAATGGTAATGAAATGACAATTCCTGCATTCTTTGGAATGCTACGATCAATACAAGAGATCTTAATTACATATTTGAGATTACATGGACTATCTAATCCTGAAGAAGCAAAGAACTTTATACAATTGTTTATAAATGAACTTTCTGCTTGTTCAGACCAAATAATACCAACAGAACAAATGCCTAGGGCATAATTAGGGGATATCATGGAAAAAGAAGAGATTATGAAGAAATGGAAAGCTGCCGATAAACTGGCAGAAAATTATTTAGATAAAGCCTGTGATGCAATTGTAGGTGAATTTTGCAAAGAAAAGGATGGAATGAGTGCCGTGCAACTTACCGGATTGATATCAGGCCTATGTACTATGTTAAATGTACATTTAGATATGTATCAATGGAAATCTCCCAAAGGGGGAAAAGATCTTAGGAAGAGAATTCGTAAAGTTCTTTCAAAATATGGATTGGAAAAAGAAAAAGGCCGAATGGCTACGGCCTTTTTAAAGAAAAACACATGAATAAAACAATATTTAATATATAATGACTATATATTGCAGTCAAGAAAGGTATTGATATGACAGAAAAAAACCGAGAAGGTAGGCCGTCTAAGTATAAGCCAGCGATGTGTAAATATATTATAGAATTAATGGAACAGGGTGCTTCTAAAACGGAAGTAGCCGCAGGACTGGGTATATCGAAAAGTACCTTAATGGAATGGCAAAATCCAGAATCGGTATATTATAATAAGAAGTTTTCGGACTCCATAAAAAGGGGGGAACAATTATCGGAAGCCTGGTGGGAAAGACAGGGCAGGATGTCACTAGAAGAGAAAGACTTTAACTATGTAGGCTGGTATATGAATATGAAGAACCGTTTTGGTTGGCGTGATAAAGTCGATATTAATACAAAAATTAAGGTGAAAACAAAAATTAGTGATGAAGATAGGGAGTTATTGGGCAGCGTATTTGGGGTAAAAGTAGAAAGTGCTGATAACTCCGAAACAGAATAATCTTTTAATACGCAATAGTCTTCCTTATTTCATTGCCAAGACATTTACGACAACCGAACCTGTTGACTATAAACACAATTGGCATATTGACTACATTGCCGAATATCTTGAGGCTATCAGGCGGCGGGATATCACAAGGCTTATAATCAATTTGCCACCTGGCTATACTAAGTCTGTAGCCGTTAATATTGCATTTAGTGCATATGTTCTGGGTCATAATCCTAAAGAGCGTATTATATCGGCGTCTTGTGATTTTTTATTAGCTCTTGCAATGTCAAATAAAACTAAGATGGTGATGGAAAGCGATTGGTATAAAGAAGCTTTTCCTGATACTCAAATAAAACAAGAAGTCGAAAACACCCAAAGGCTATATAAGACAATACAGGGCGGAGGTAGACAGGCATGTTCAGTTGGTGGAAAGATAATTGGTGGAAGTGCCAGTATGATTATCGTGGATGATCCAATTGATGTAACCGATGCTGAGGCTAAAAGTGGAATACATATAACAAACGCTAATAATTGGTATGATGCTTCCTTGTACCAAAGGTTAAGAGATAAAAAGAAAGGTCCCATTGTTATCATAATGCAGAGGCTCAAGGCAAATGATCTAGCAGGCCATCTTTTAAAAAGGGATAATTTCGAGCATTGTGTTATTCCTTGTATAGAGGATACGGTGGGAGGAAGGGTCTACAGTTTTGGTAGGTTTGAAAAGAAAAGGAAGGAAGGAGAATATTTATTTGAGGAGATAGAGGGTAAAAAAGAAATAGAAAGTGCTAAGGTTCGTCTGGGTACATATGGCTTTGCTGGACAATATCAACAACGTCCCGCTCCTCTTGGAGGAGGTATATTCAAGAAAGAATGGTTTGGTGAGTATGAAAGTAGAAGGGATTATACACATATTGTTTTAAGTCTTGATACTGCATATAAACCTGAGCAACATAACGATCCAAGCGTTTGCATCACATGGGGTATCCATGAAAATGGTTATGATATACTCCATGTATGGCGCAAGAGGGTCTTATATACAGTATTACAAAAACAAATGCTAGATTTAGCACATGCCTCTAAACCAACGGTATATGGTGTCAATTATTCCATACTTATAGAAGATAAAGCAAGTGGATCGGCGTTAATACCAGTTATGAGAGAAGAAACAAAGTATCCTATTACAGCAATTAACCCTTGCGTTGATAAAGAAACTAGAGCGCGTACCATTGCACCAATTGTAGAACAAGGAAAAGTTTTTCTTCCTAAAAATGCTTTGTGGAAAGAAGTTTTTATGTTAGAAGTGTTAACATTCGATAAAAGTGAACATGACGACCAAGTCGACGCTATGACACAGTTTTTAAATTGGGTGTCAGTTGGTATCCCAACTACAATATCGGATGAAATGACTGATAATAAGGCAGATGAAAAGAGATTTGATAATAAACAATGGTAGATTTTTTAAGGTTTTTTAAACCAAAAGAAAAAATAGCAGAAAACCATTTTAGGGGAAGTGGAACAACTGGTACAGAGATATTTGCTGGACGCTTTGATGAGGAATTTCTTATAAAGCTGCAAGGCGAATGTGGTATATTGCAATTTGATGAAATGAGGCGATCAGATCCTCAAGTTAAAATGTTGCTCTCTGTCGTTAAAAACCCCATCCTGTCAGCGTCTTGGATGGTGGAGCCAGTAGATGAATCAGAAGAAGAAACAGAAATAAAAGACTTTGTGGAACATGTTCTATTTAACGATATTTCATATCCAGACGGATCCAAATTCAAAACATGGACAATGTTCTTACAGGAAGCACTGAGCTTTGTTGATTTCGGGCATTCTGTATTTGAGATAGTACACAAGGTTGTTAGAGATGATCCAAAATGGGGAAACTATTTAGGAATAAAAGATCTAGCCTTTAGAAGCCAAAAAACTATAGAAGAATGGAACCTTCATCCTCATAATGGGGCATTAAAAAATATCCTACAATGTGTTGATGGTGATTTAAGCGTCAGGGTAAATATACCAGGTGAGTTTCTGCTTGTTTTCTCCCTGAGTAAAGAAGGTGATAACTACGAGGGCATTTCCGCATTGCGGGCCATTTATGGAAATTGGTTAAGAAAAAATCTATACAAAAAGATTCAGGCTATAGGCATAGAAAGAGCGGCGATTGGTGTGCCAATTGGTAAGCTTCCACAAGGAATTCAGAATGATGATCCTAGTTTTAAAAGATTCCAAAAGATGCTTTTTAATTATACC